CTGGATTGCTGATGCAACAGGTGCAGAGCCTGCAGCGCAAGGGCTACAAGCCACGCAGCATGGCTCAGGCCACCAGGGTAGCCAAGGCCCTGCGAACGCGGCTCCTGAGCCCGTTAAAACGCTTTCGCGGGCATCTGGCGGGCAGGCCGACCCCCCACCCCCGGTCGATCCCGACATGGGGGGGGTGAGCCGCAGCAGGGGCCCCCTCCCCCCCTCTAGCACCCCCAAAAAACCCTTTTGCGCCGCGCTCACAACCAACCAACCCGCAGAGCCTTAAACTTCCGAGCAATCAAGGGGGAATGAGATGGCGACTGGAAGCAGTGTGATTGCGGCGTTGAGAAGTGGTGCATCTGGTGCGCCGCCGACATCAGCCAAGTCTGGGGTTGGTTTTTTTGATCCAACGACTGGCACAACCAGCCCGATTGATGATGTTGTCATTGATCTAAACCAGTGGCGCAGAGGGTCTACCCCGCCTGCATTGACGACTTTCACGGGCGTGGGCTTTTTGCCAGCCACAACGAACACAAAGGTGGAAAGCACTGTTGATGCGTTGCGCAGAAACAACACTTACGCGCTCGACAACCCGACGATGTTGACCATGCCTGCGGGAGTGGTGGGCGGCAACAAGCCCAAGCCTGTGGTGAAGAAAGCGGCGACAACATCGACATCAGCAGCGCCAGCAACAGCATCAACAGTCCCACCGGTGCCAAATCCGTTTGCTCAGGGCCAAGCGACTAATCAGAAGTTTGGCGCGGCGTTTAAAGAGCAGATGGGCTATGACATGCCTGACATGGCGCCGTACACGGGCGTGTATGGGCAGCAGTACGCCTCTGAGATGTCATCTCCGCAGGGGATGGCGAACTTAGCGCAGGACATGACGTATGCGACAGGCGGCGGTGGTGGCATTTACCAGGGTGATGACTTGGTGCCTGTGATTGGCGGGGCGGCTGCTACTGGGACGGCGGGTGACTGGTGGAACAACAATTACGACGCTGTGTTTGGCAATGGAAACAGTTTCTTCCTGCCTGACACCAGTGAAGTGACGTTCGTTCCTCGAGAGGTTCTAGGCGCGTTCAGAACCGAGGGGGAGACTGACGATCAGGTAAGTAGCAGGCTGCGCTACGGCAATACCTTCTTGAACGCTGGCGGCGATCCGATACGTCCTGAGTACGACATCAGGGGTCTGATGAATGTTAAGCAGGGCAAGTACAACAATTACGGGTACAACACTTACAACGACGCGTTGGGTGCTGCGGCCAATGAGTTGGCATCGTTCGATGTAGGGCGCGGCAGCGTCAACTATGACCAGGGCTATGCCTTGAGCCGTGGGCTGGAGTTCAAGAATCAGTTTGACCAGTACGAATCGACTCTGCAGGGCGTCCGCGATCAGATTGCAAACGATCAGAGGCGGCTTGAGGAAGGCACGTTCTATGACCCGCGAAGCTCTTACACGCCGGAGCAGATTGCTGCGTTGAGGGCAGATGTTGAGAGGAACATAGCGGCCAATCAGACGCGAGTTGCAGAGGGCAATCCGTTTGCGCAGTCGTACAACGAGGCGATGGCGACGATTGAAGGCATTGACCCAACGAATCTGTCCTCGGCGTTGATCATCAATCGGCTGCGCGGCGGATGAAGCTGCAGGAGTACCAGCCGCGCAGCGTGTTTTTGCCGCTGCACAACAGGTCAAAGCGGTGGGCGTGCGTAGTGGCGCACCGGCGTGCGGGCAAGACGGTTGCGATGTGCGCTGATCTAGTCATAGGAGCCCTCGAAACTGCGCTGCCGCGTCCACAGTTCGCCTACCTTGCCCCGTTCCGCGATCAGGCCAAGCGAGTCGCTTGGAATTACCTCAAAGAACTGACCAAAGACGTCCAAATAAAAGACCCGAACGAATCAGAACTACGCATCGACATCCGCAACGGTCATGGGGGTGAGAGCCGCATCTATGTGGCGGGTGCTGACAATCCTGATGCGCTCAGAGGCATGTACTTTGATGGCGTGGTGCTGGATGAGACGGGTCAGATGAGGCCTAGCGCCTGGTACAGCGTACTGCGTCCAGCACTCAGCGACAGAAAAGGCTGGGCGATCTTTGCCGGCACGCCTGCGGGTAAGAACTTCTTCTGGCAACTCAAGGAAGAAGCAAGGCTTAACCCAGACACCCATCTCCTCCTAGAACTCCCAGCGTCAAAAACAGGCATTTTGGACCCCGAAGAACTGCGCGATGCGAAGGCGCAGATGACGGAGGAGACATACGCGACGGAGTACGAGGTCAGTTTTGAGGCGGCGATTCCTGGCGCGTACTACGCCAAGCAGATTGGCGAGTTGTATGCGAACGGGCAGATTGGCGTACACAAGCTGGACCCCAACTTCTCCGTGGACTTCGCGGCAGACTTGGGCTTTACGGACTCCTGCAGCTGGTGGGGCTGGCAGACAACGCCAGACGGCTATCGCATCGTTGAGTTCTACGAAGCAGACGGCCAGCCGATTCAGCATTACATCGACTGGGTGAAGTCGAGGCCTTACAAAGTCGGCAATGTGTACCTGCCGCATGACGCCAAGGCCAAGAGCCTGCAGACGGGCAAGTCAATCGTTGAGCAGTTCCTCTCAAACGGCATCAGGCCGCAGATCGCGCCAGAACTGAGCCTGCAGGACGGCATCGAGGCAACGAGGCTGATCCTAAACAAGTGCTGGTTTGATGAGGAAGCGACTTACGAGGGCATCAACCACTTGCGGGCGTACATGCGCGAGTGGGATGAGCGCACGCAGACGTTCAAGAGCAAGCCCAAGCACGACCAGCACAGCCATGCTGCGGACGCTTTTCGTTACTTTGCACTGAGTGCGAAACCAGTTTCGTCAAAAGTTCAACCCGGTACTAGAATCGCACCAGTAGCGAAAGGGATGCATTACGCCTTTTCTTTAGACTCAATTTGGGATTGCGGTCCGAAGGCCACGACAAGGATCGGGTGATGGAACAAGTCGAGAAGATTGAGAGTGCCAGCGATTTTGAGAACACCCCGCAGGGGATGGCCCAGCGTTGGGGCACAGAGATCACTGCTTCCAAGCAGGAGCTGAACAAGTTTCACGATGAGGCCAAGAAGATTCTGGCCCGGTACTTGGACAAGCGTGACACCTGGGGCGAGAGCGAGAGCCGCGTAAACCTGTTCTGGAGCACGATGAAGGTGCTTCTGTCCATGTTGTATGCGCGGCCCCCAAAGGCTGACGTCAGCAGGGCGTTTCAAGACTTCGATGACGATCAGGCGCGTGTAGCCAGCACGATCCTTCAAAGACTTCTAAACAGGGGCTTTGAGGAAGACGTCAGCGCCTGGGATTCTGCAGTGCGTCAGGCCATTGAGGACTGGCTGATTGTCGGAATGGGCCAGATTTGGCTGCGTTACGAGGTTGAAACGGAGGAGGTGCCTGAGTCCATTGATGCGATGACGGGAATGATCATTCCTGCCAGCGAGCGCATCGTGGAGGAGGACGCGCCGGTTGATTACGTCCATTTTGAGGACTTCTTCTGGAGCCCTGCGCGTACTTGGTCTGAGGTTCGTTGGGTAGCGCGGCGCGTCTACATGACGAAGGACCAGTTGAAGGCGCGTTTTGGCGAGGAGATTGCGCGTGTGGTGCCGATGACGTCGGCGCCCAAGAAGCAAGATGATCAGACGCCCAAGTACGACCCTTGGTCACGCGCTGAAATCTTTGAGATTTGGTGCAAAGAGAACAAGAAGGTCTATTGGTACGCCAAGGGCAGCGAGGTCATTCTTGATGTGAAGGATGATCCTCTGGACTTGGACGGGTTCTTCCCGTGTCCCAAGCCTTTGGCGGCGAACATTACGTCGGCCAACTTCATGCCGCGTGCGGATTACGTCTTTGCGCAGGATCAGTTCAACGAACTGGATGAAATTAACACGCGCATCACTTGGCTGACCCGTGCGGCCAAGGTCATTGGCGTGTATGACAAGTCTGCTGACGGCATTCAGCGCATGTTCCAGCAGGCGGCTGAGAATCAGTTGATCCCTGTGGACAACTGGGCGATGTTTGCAGAGGCCGGTGGCGTCAAGGGCAAGATTGATTGGGTGCCGATTGATCAGGTGGTCAACGCCATCAATCAGTTGCGCGTGTATCGCCAGGACAAGACGCAGCAGATTTACGAAGTGCTGGGTGTGTCCGACATCATGCGCGGTAGCTCAAAGGCCAACGAGACGGCCACAGCCCAGCAGATCAAGGCGCAGTTTGGCAGCACGCGGATGCAGCTAAACCAGTTCTACATTGCTGAGTGGATCAGCGAGGCGCTGCGAATCAAGGCCGAGATCATCTGCAAGCACTGGCAACCGCAGACGATTGCATTCAGAAGCAACATTGAGCGCACGCCTGATGCTCAATTCGCGCCGCAAGCCATAGCCCTGCTCAAAGATGAGCATGTGGCTCAGTATCGCATCAACGTCGAGGCTGACTCGATGGCTGCGCTCGACTGGGCGGCAGAGCGTGATGCGGCTGTGCAGTTCATGCAGGGGCTGGGGGCGTTCATCTCTCAGGTCGCGCCGATGGCCCAGCAGGTGCCTGAGGCTGGCCCGTACCTGATGCGAATGATGCAGTGGGCGGTGAGCAAGTTCCGCGTCAGCACGCAGATTGAGTCGATCTTGGATCAGGCAATTAATGGGATGCAGCAGCAGTTGCAGACGCCTAAGCCGCCTCCGCAGCCTGATCCTGACACGGTGATAAAGGCTCAGGTTGAGCAGGCGAAGATTCAGAGTCAGGAGAAGATTGCGATGATCGAAGCGCAGTCTGATCAGCAGATTGCGGGGCTGAAGGCCACCATCGAGCTGCAGAAGATCGAGATGAAGGCCAAGTTCGATCAGATGGCCCAGCAGTACGAGCAGGTGCTGCAGATGATGAACGTGCAGGCTCAGGCTCCGCAGTTCGATAATCTGGCGAGCGCGGTTGCTGACATGGCGCAGAGGAATGCGCAGGGCCAAGAGATGACTGCGGCGCAGATGCAGGCGCTGATGCAGAAGATCAGCCGCAAGCGCAAGCGTGTCCCGATTCGGGACCAGAATGGCGACATCATCGAAGTGCGTGAAGTCGATGATGACGAGGAAGACGAAGACGAGAACGAACTTCCGTCAGGAATGGCTAACTTGCCGCAGCCTCAAGCGGCGATGGGGATGTAAATGCCGAACGCAATCTATCCGAAGTACAAAGAAGCCCTGCTGCAGAGCAGCGCCAACTCCTCTCTGACCGGCACGGTTCGGGTTGCGTTGGTAGACACGGGCGTCTACACCTACAACGCCGCGCATGAGTTCTTGACCTCGCTGACTGGCGTGGTTGGTACTGCGCAGACCATTGGTGCAACCAAGAGTTACACCAACGGTGTGTTTGATGGTGGTGATGTGACCTACACGGCAGTCACTGGCAACAGTGCCGAGGCGTTGGTGCTGTACATCGACACCGGCACTGCTGGCACCTCAAGACTGGTGGCGTTTATCGATACTGGTGTTACGGGTCTGCCCGTCACGCCCAACGGCGGCGACATCACTGTTACATGGAACGCTAGCGGAATCTTTGCCCTGTGACCATCGTCTACCGCCAGACCAAAGGCTCTGCGCTCACATACGCGGAGCTTGATGGGAACTTCTCGGACTTGGCCGGGAGGACGGATTCTGCTTGGCAGTCTGTGGCGGTTGCGCCTTCTGTGCTGTATGGCGTGCCAAGCACTCCAGAGCTTGAGGTGTGGCAGGGCGGTCTGAATGCTTGGGCGTACTACCCAGATCAGACGATGGAGGCTTACGCCAACTTCAGCCTGCCTTATGACTGGAAGCCTGGGACGGGCGTGCGGTTTGGAATCACCTGGGCGGTGGGCAACACCACGGCCACGGGCAACGTGCGGTTTCGGCGTGAGTCGAGCTTTGGCACACCGGGCAGTGCATTCAGCGCAGCGGCGGTATCTGGTGGGCAGGCTGCCGCAGTCGATGGCACGCCCTACAAGTGCTATCAGTTGTATTCGCAGCTTGAGTTCTATGACGCAAGTTGGCAACCAAACACCGTGCTGGTCAATCGGTTTTTCCGAGACGGAACCAACGTGGCGGACACGTTTGAGGAAAAGATTTACATTCTCCAGTTCTTGTTCCTCTACCAGCGCAACAAGTTCGGCATCCCGAACTACCAGCCGTAAGGGGTAAGCCGTGGCACTCGGCACCCCAGTAGCAGCAGCAGCCGCGTATTCAGCGGCAGGCGGCACCAGCGTATCTCCTGCGTACCCAACCGGCATCCTCGCATCGGATGTCGTGCTGCTGTTCGTCGGCCAGAAGCCACTCAGCGCAAACGTCAACGGCGGCACGGTTACCACGCCAAACGGCTGGACGCTGCGTGAGGAACTGCTGGCTGCGGGTGGTTACGGCACCACCATCGGCCAGGATACCGGCAACACGAACCTACGCGTCTATTCGTGGAACACGCCGGTAGCGGGACAGACAGGCACTCTTGCCGTCACGGTTGGGCAGAACGAGATTTGCTGGGCCTTCATCGTTCGCATCCCCAAGGGTGCTGGGGCGGCTGAATTCGGCTCAGCAGACGGCCAGCGCACGACCACGCCGACATCGCCAATGGCGATTGCGCTCACAAACGGGACAACGGCAACCAACTTCCAGACCGGGGACCGCGCCATCTGGGCGATGTGTATCCCGACCGACGTCACTACACCGTCGCAGTTCAGCGCACAGAGCATCACTGCCACGGGTGCCACGTTCGGCACGGCCACCGAACTTAACGAGCCTGATAGCGGCACCGGCAACGACATCGGCGGCTACAGCGCCTGGGCAGCGGTCACCGCAGGGTCGAGCACCACTGCGCCAACAGTGACGACGACGGTGGGCGGCACGCTCACCAACGTGCGCGGCCCAGTTGTTCTGCTACGTGTGCGCGAAGGTGCGGCAGCGCAGACGCTAACCCCGGCGCTCTTTACCAACACCAACACTTTCCACAACCCCACGGTAACGCCCGGCGCGGTCACTTTGACCCCCGCGCTGTACACAAACGATCAGACGTTCTACAGCCCTGACGTCACGCAAGGTGGATCAACGCAGGCTCTGACGCCAAGCCTGTACACCAACACCCAGACCTTCTACGGGCCAACGGTCACGCGCAGCAACACGCTTGCGCCTACCCTGTACACGAACACACAGACGTTCTTTGCACCGACTGTCAGCACCAGCGTAACTCTTACGGCCAGTCTGTACAGCAACGCTCAGACGTTCTATAGCCCAACGGCGAGCGCGTCTAATACCCTGACGCCTGGGCTGTATACGAACACGCAGACGTTTTACAGCGCGGTTGTCTCTCAGACGGGTGGCGTTCAGACGCTGCTGCCCGACCTGTATACGAACACTCAGACGTTCTACGCGCCGACTGTCGGGCGTGGTGCAGTCAATCTGGCGCCATCGCTCTACAGCAATTCTCAGACGTTCTACGCGCCCACAGTGGCGCCAGGAACTGTCACGTTGGCGCCGAGTCTGTACACCAATGCTCAGACGTTCTACGCGGCTACTGTCAGCCAAGGCGGCACGACACAGAACCTGACGTTTGAAGATTACGTTGAGGTTGATTACGTCGAGCCTGGATATGTCACTTGGGTGGCGGGCTTCCAAGCTGGCAATCAGTTCTTCAGCCCGACACTGCAGCAGTTTGAGCAGGTTGCCTCAACGCCATTGAGCCTGTCGAGGAAAAAGAGGCCAAGGTTGTCAACGTCAAGGGCAAGGTGGCGGTTGTCACCAAGTCCCAGGCTATCCCGATTCCTGTACCGCCTCAGTTTGACTCGCAGGCTGTGGTTCGCATGGTCATGTCTGTGCTGGAAAAGCAAGGCATCGAGGCGCAGCGCGTGCGAGAGGCAGAAATAAGACGCCAAGCTCGGATTGCCTTTGAGCAGGAGCGCCAGCGCAGGTTGATCAAGCGCAGGCGAGAAGAAGAAATCATGTTGTTGATGGGGTAACACATGCCAAGCAAATCACCAGAGCAAGCGCGGTTGATGGCTGCTGCCGCGCACGATCCCAAGTTCGCCAAGAAGGTTGGCGTGCCGCAGTCTGTGGCGCGTGAGTACAACGACAAGGACAAGGGCGGCAAGCTGCTCAAGCAGGCCATGACGATTAACGCACTGAGGAAAGGAAAGTGAAAAGACGATTCATTCAAGACCCCGTGACTTTTGAACTTGTCGAGGTCACTCAGGATTACGTTGCGCCTGTACGCGAGAGCGCCAGAAACAACGGGGCATTGTGGAATGACCGTCACTATGACGGCGGCAAGGCGACTGATGGCACCGACATCAGCACGCGGGCCAAGCATCGTGATTACATGAAGCGCAACAATCTGACCACGATTGATGACTTCAAGGACACATGGGCTCAGGCGCAGAAAAAGCGTGAGGACTTCTACACGCGAGGCGGCTCATTCAATCGGCAAGACATTGAGCGAGCCATTCATCAAGTCCAGAACAGAAGATAAACATGAACGAACCCACCACTATCCGTGAAAGCCTGGAAGCCGCGATTGAGGCAGCGCCCGCTGTCGAGACTGCGCCAGCCCCCGTTTCTGCTCCAGCAGAACCAGATTACGCGCCCACCGCCGTTGCATCTGATGCTGCGCCTTCCACTCCAAGCGTTGACCTCAACGCAATAGCAGAGCAGCAAGGCCAGCCCCGCGATGAGCAGGGCAAGTTTGCAAAGCCTGAGTCTGCAGAGATTACGCCTGGGCCAAAGTCAGGCCCTAAGGTAGACAAGGCGCCTGCATCATGGCGGCCTGAGGTGCGCGAGCATTGGGCTCAGTTGCCTGAGACGGTACGCGCAGAAGTTGCACGGCGTGAGACTGAAGTGCAGCGCACGTTGCAGGAGACTGCGCAGGCGCGTCAATACGCTGAGTCCATCAGCAGGGCATTCCAGCCATATGAGGCTTACATCAGGGCCGAAGGCGCTAATCCTCTGCAGGTCATCGACAACCTGATGGGCACGGCGGTGCGGTTGCGTACATCGACCGGGCCTGAGCTTGCTAACCTGATGGCGGGCATGGTGCAGCAGTTCGGCACCGGGCGATTCGGCCAGCAGTTCATTGAGATGCTGGACTCTGCCCTGGCTGGCAATGCGCCACGGGTTGACCCTGCACAGATGCAAATTCAGCAGACGATCCAGCAGCAACTGGCGCCTGTGCAGCAGTTCATGTCGCAGTTTCAGCAGGCTCAGGCTGCACAGCAGGCCCAGGTTGCCCAGCAGGCAGTCACAGAAGTTGAGCAGTTCATCTCCCGCGCTGAGTTCGGCAACGATGTGCGTGCTGAGATGGCTGACCTGATGGAAGTGGCGGCTAGGCGTGGGCAGCAGCTATCTATGCAAGATGCGTATAGGCAGGCCTGCCTGATGAACCCGCAAGTGCGGGCGGCGCTCCAAGCTCGTCAAAAGAGCAAGCAGGCACAGAACCAGAGCGGAGTTGCACAGAGGGCGAGGGCTGCTGCTGTAAGCGTGCCGTCAAGCGGTCCTAGCATGGCCCCGCGCCAGCAACCGGATGACATTCGCAGCGCGATTGAAGCCGCGATTGCAATGACGTCTAGGTGATGTTCTAATCGCATTGCGGTGTGGCGTTCGCGCCACACTTGCAAGTGTGCCTACAAGCACCAGCAGCCACCGCGCTCGCGGGAGTCCCAAAGACCCACCCGCGCCTTAACGGACTGAACCCGGTTCGCTAGAGGCCACACAAATTTGGCGCCGCGCAAGCGGTCAGTTCATCTTTCTGTGGAGCCCAATCATGGCTTTTGCAAATTCGTCGGTAACCGACATCATTGCGACGACGATCCAGAATCGTTCGCGCACCATCGCTGATAACGTCACGAAAAACAACGCCCTTCTGGCGCGTCTGCAGCAGCGTGGCAACGTCAAGACCATCTCTGGCGGTAACGTCATCCTTGAAGAACTGAGCTTTGCCGAAAACGGCAACGCCGGTTTCTACAGCGGATATGACCTGCTGCCCGTGGCGGCTCAGGACGTCATCTCTGCTGCTGAGTACAACATCAAGCAGTTTGCTGTTCCTGTCGTTATGAGCGGCCTGGAGATGTTGCAGAACAGCGGCAAAGAGGCCTTCATCGACCTGATGGAGTCTCGCCTTAACGTGGCTGAAGCCACGATGGCGAACAAGCTGGCTCAGTCTGTGTATTCCAACGGCACCGGCAGCGGTGGCAAGGAAATCACGGGTCTGGACGCTATGGTGCCCTCGGCCAACACCAGCGGCACCTATGGCGGCATTGATCGCGCCACTTGGACGTTCTGGCAGTCGAAGAAGTATGACTTCAGCGACAACAGCATCCCTGGCACGCCTACCGGCGCCCAGATGCAGACCGCCATGAACACCCTGTGGGCATCTTGCACCCGTGGCAATGACCGTCCTGATCTGATCGTGCTGGACACGATCTATTGGGGCATCTACATGGCTTCTCTGCAGGCCCAGCAGCGTTTCACTTCTCCCGACACCGGCAACCTCGGTTTCCCGTCGCTGAAGTTCATGGACGCTGATGTGGTGCTGGACGGTGGCATCGGCGGCTTCTGCCCTGCCTCTACCGGCTTCTTCTTGAACACCAAGTACATGAAGTGGCGTCCGCACGCACAGCGCAACATGGTTCCGCTGTCGCCCAACCGTCGCTATGCCATCAATCAGGACGCTGAAGTCCAGATTCTGGCGTGGGCAGGCAACCTGACCTGCAATGGCGCTCAGTTCCAGGGCCGTCTGCAGGCTTGATTTCGGTGGGCCTGTGGTGGGTCAACCCTTCCCCGAGGCGGTTGACCCTGCCCTCGGGGTTTTTTGCTTAGATTTTTGAAGGAGTCTCCAAAATGGGACAAGCTGTAATCGGTCTTTCCAAAGACAACATCACTGCCGCAACGGCAACTGCGGCGTTTCGTCTTGGCACCGTTGGCGGGTATGACGACCCGACAAACGGCTATCAGGAGTTTGTCTATGGCCGCGCTGCTGGTGCGGTCACGGGCGCTGGCTACCTCTGCGTTGAGGCCACCGGCTTTGACTTCGCTATGGTGTCTGTCACGACCACCGCCCCTGGCGCGTCTGGTTTTGGCTCTCGCTGTGGCGCTGCTCAGGCTGCGCTGGCTGACAACGAATACGGTTGGTTCCAGATTTACGGCAAGGGCAGCGTTCGCACGCTGGCTTCTGCCGCAAAGGGCACGCGTCTGAACAGCACCGCTACTAACGGCGCTGTGGATGACGATGGCGGCACCGGAGCGGAGGCCATTAACGGGCTGACGCTTGGCACCGCAACGGGCGGCGCTGAAGCTACCAACGCGGATGCGATCTTCGCCTATCCGGTTGTTGGCGCCACGCTGTAATCGGGTGGGGGCTTAGGCCCCCGCCTTTTTCTTCACACATAAAAGAGCAAACACATGCAACCCACCACTCCGACCATCTTTGAAGAACCAACACTGATCAATCGCCCCGATGAGAGTCGGTATGCGATGGATGACAAGTTGTACGTTGAATTCTTCCGCGAGCCCGTCATGCATCAAGGCAAAAGCCGCGAGGCAGGGCGTGCGGTGTACGAAGAACGCGACTTTGTGCGTATTCATGTACCGGGCGACAAGACCACGGTCTGCGTCGAGCCGATGCATGAAATCAACCTGTTTCGTTTCCGCGCTCGCTATGAGAAGTGGAAGGCTGGACAGTCTGAAGCGGTTACCGGCACGCCTTTGAGCGCCATGCCTGGAATGACGCCCAGCAAGGTTGAGGAATACAAGTTCTTCAAGATCGTGACTGTTGAGCAGCTCGCGGAAGCCAATGACCAGTTGGGACAGAAGTTCATGTCCTTCAATGGCGACAAGGCGCGTGCAAAGGCGTTCATCGAGGTTGCCAAGGGCAATGCTCCGATTGAGCAGATGAACGCCGAGCTTGCCAAGCGCGATGAAGAAATCGAGACGTTGAAGGCGCAGATGGCTGCGCTAATGGCGAACACGACCAAGCAACGCAAGGTTGCGCAGCCTGAGCCGCAAGAGGCTTGATGTAGGGGAACGGGATGGCCTATCAGTCGATAACCGACAACACCCTGTCGGCCATTGTTCAAAACATGGCCCAGATGGTGGGCTATCCCGTACCTGTTGACCCTGCTGGTGACTCTGATCCTGCCGTTGGGCAGATGGTGCAGGCCGTCAACATGGCGGGCACTGATCTGCTCTCGATGGCAGATTGGCAGGAACTCACCAAGTCGCACAGCATCAGCATCGTTGCTGACTCGCCTGGGCAGCAAGAAAAGTCATTTGCTCTGCCTGATGACTTTTATGAGTTCAATGATCAGACTCAGTGGAACTCTACGAACCAGTGGCCTGCCATCGGGCCTATTTCGCCGCAGATGTGGCAGACGCTTCTGGTTCGTACAACGCTGCCAACCTTGTCGTTTTACTGGCAGGTGCGTGGCACTCGCCTCTACATCCTTGCGCCCCCGACTGACGCGCAAACGCTGACGTTCCTGTATCAGTCTGTTGGCTGGATTCAAGACCAAGACAACAGCAGCCTGTACAAGAATCGCGCCGTCAAGAATGGCGACATCATCCTTCTCGATGCGTACATGACCACGTTGCTTGCGCGGGTCAAGTGGTTGGAGATGAAGGGCTTTGATTCAGCGGCTGCGATGCGTGACTTCCAAGTGGCCTTTGAGAATCGCAAGGGTAACGAGAAGGGCGCTCCTGTCTTGACGATGGCGCGTGACTACAGATTCCCGTACATCAACCCAATAGCGAACACGCCTGACACCGGCATTGGGGTTTAACCATGCCGTTGCGCAATCTAGCCCCATTCAAGACGCCCAGAAGGGCGGCGGCTGCGCGAGTGTCAAAGCTGGCAAACATGCCAGCGCCTGTGGGCGGGTTGAACCTGCGTGATCCCATCTCTGAGATGGCGCCCACTGATGCGGTGATCTTGGACAACATGATCCCGCGCCAGAACGGCGTAGAGATGCGCAGCGGCTACCAGATGCACGTTGATGACGTTGGGCATCCGGTCAAGACGCTGATGTCATACACGGCGCCCAACCCGAATGACAACAAGTTGTTTGCGGCGGCTAATGGGTCCATCTATGACGTCACCACATCGCCGTCCACGGTGGCTGTGGCAACAAGCAACAGCACTGATGATCTATGGTCATTTGTGCAGTTCACGACGCCTGCTGACACCTTCCTGTTGGCTGTCTCTCCTGGCGCTGGCTATTGGACGTACAGCACTGCCAGCGGCTGGGTAAACCGCACGCCGTCAGGCCTGCCGACAACAACGCTACGCACAGTGTCTGTGTGGAAGCAGCGAGTGTTCTTCACGGCTGAAGCGGACGCCCATCTTTGGTACTTGCAAGCGGTTAACTCGATCACGGGTTCTGCTAACGGGTTCCACATGGGATCGCTGCTGCGCAATGGCGGCTACATCTCTGCGGCGTTCAACTGGACGCTAGATGCTGGCGTTGGCATTGATGATCATTTGGTTGTCGTTGGCACGCAGGGTGATGTGGGCGTGTGGCAGGGCACTGACCCCAGCAGCGCGAACACCTTTGCTCTGAAGGGCGTTTGGTACATCGGGCCTGTGCCTGAGTACGGGCGTTATTTCACGCCGATGGGCGGCGATGTGATGATTCTTTCTGAGCTTGGACTGATTCAGATGTCCAAGCTGGTGGCGGGTCAGTTTGTAGACAGTGACCCCGGCCCAGTGCAGAAGATTCAGTCTTCAATCAATCCGCTGGTCACGCTGCTGCGCTCAACTCAAAGCTGGGATGTGTTTGTTGCGCCGTCTGAGGATGTGCTGGTCATTCGGCCACCCAAGCAGCCCACGGGCGTCTATCAGCAGTTCGGCATGAACATCAACACCGGGTCATGGTGTACGTTCAGCAACATGGCGATGGACTGCGCTGCGGTGTTGAGCGGCGTCACCTACTTTGCCAACGAGAGCGGCTACGTCTACAAGTGCTTCTATGGCCGCAAGGACAACGTAGCTGCCAACGGCACGGGCGGCGACCTGATTGAAGGTGACATCCAGACCGCGTTCCAATCCTTTGGCTCGCCTGGGCAGTTGAAAAAGTTTGGCATGGCGCGGCCTGTGTTCATTGCTCCGTCGCCGCCAGCAGTCAAGCTGCGTGTGAACGTCCAGTATTCGTTTACCAACGTCGCTGGCTCGCCATCGTTTGTCACTCCAGTCACATCGTTGTGGGATGCGGGCATCTGGAACACGGCAGTGTGGGCCGGTTCTGCCAACACCTATCAAGCGTTTGTTGGTGTGGCTGGCATGGGCTACTACGGGGCGCTGCGCATGAAGGTGCGCGGGCTTGGCGGCACAATCTTTAGCTCGACGCACATGCTGATCGAGCCCGGTGGAGTGATGTAATGGCAACGGCACCCGTGTATTCAAGTGCTTTGATTCAGGCGCTGCGCAGTGCGCCTAGTGATTCGCAAGGCGTGCCTTCTGGTGTTGTTCTGCTGCCTAACTCGCAGAACATAGGCTTACCCATCAATTTTGTGCGTTCGCCAAGGACAGGGCTTGCGTTTGCCCCACCTGTGCTGCGTTTGCCAACGGTGGCGCCGCCGCCAAGAACGCCAGTAACCCCTGCGCCTACTCCACGCTCTCCTTCTCCTCCAGTAGCGCCAGCGCCAAAACCTTTGACGCCAACTCCGGCACCGTCACCAACACCCGCGCCTTCACCAACTCCAGCACCGACGCCTGCTCCTGCAGGCAATCCACCTTTGCGACCAGAGCCGAAGACCCCGGTTTCTGTTGTGAGAAGGGGAACTGGGACTGAAGCAAAGACGCCGACTGTGACGGTGCTAGAGGTGGATGTCACTGACACGCCTGCGCCTCCAAAAGACGCAGCTGACGACTTTGAAGTTGACAGAGAGTTGGGGATTGTTCAGCAGTCGGACGTTTTTGGTGGGCCAATAGTTTCAGCGCCAATAACGAACACGACCACGACCACAAGGACGCCTAGCGTCACTGTGAATGAAGTTGGTCTTTCTGACACGGTTGCGCCTCCAACTGACCCAGCCGATGACTTTGAGATTGACCGCGAGCTTGGGCTTGTGCAGCAGTCGGATGTGTTCATGGAACCGACTGCTCAAGTAGACGCAGCTGCGCCGTCACAAACAAACGACAGACTAATCTCAAATGTTGGCAACGTCACTGTGGCAGACATTGAAGACTTTAGCGATTACGCAGACTTACTGAACACTGACATTACAAGCACGTTGCCTGCTGCAGTGGCTGCGCCTTCATCGTATGACCAACTGACAGACCAAGAACTGATGGAATTAGCACTGTTTGACATGATGGCGCAAGAGGCGCTGACAAGGCGGGCGCCAGGAATGACGGACCAAGAAACCGTTGAGAGATGAAGCTAGTCACCGACCAACCGGGCCAGCCGCCGGTCGTCTGGGAATGGATGAACCGGCAAACGCGCCTGCCTTGGTCAAGTGATCTGCGGTGCATTGCCTCGATGCGTGATGATGGAACGATTGCTTGCGCGGTTGCTTACAACGCTTGGACAGAAAAGTCATGCTGGATGCACGTTGCTTTCGACAACGAACACGCGCTGACACGCAGCCTCTGGCGTGCAGCGTTTGAGTATCCGTTTGTGACCTGTGGCAAAGAGGCGGTTTACGGGCTGACGCCAAATCACTTGGATGAAGCGTTAGCGATGAACAAGAAGTTGGGGTTTCGGCAGATTGCCGAGACAATCGACGCTGTGATGTTTGAAATGAAGGCCGACGAGTGTCGTTGGCTCAAAGGAGCAAGACATGGGCGGTAAGGGCAGTCCTCCTCCAGCACCGAATTACGTTGCTGCGGCAGAAACGCAAGCGGAAGCAAGCAAAGAACTGACCAACATTCAGAACTTTGCGAACCGCCCGACGATCAACACGCCGTTTGGCTCGCAGACATGGGGCACCAACGCAACGACTGATCCTGCAACTGGTCAGACGGTTACGTCATGGACGCAGAACAACACGCTGGCCCCTGGCCTACAGTCTGCGCTCAATGATCAGTTGGGGCTGCAGGCTGACAGGTCTGCGCTTGCTGGTGATTTCATGGGGCGTGTTGCGAACGAGTATTCGCAGCCGTTCAACTGGCAGAACCTGCCGCAAATGGCCCAACTGACTGGGCCGTCAACGCTCAACACCGGCATTACGGACTACACGCCTGGGTTGTCCACCGATGTAAACCGCCAAAATGTTGTTGGCGGGTTCAACTTTGGTGGCCCTCAGATGGGCGTTGATTCTGCGTTGACTGGATTGACTTTCGATTCTCAGCAAACCGATTTGCAGCGCAGTTTTGACCCGATGACGGGCCGCGTCAGAACAAGCACAAACACAACTCCGTTGGCGCTTGGCTTTGACTCAATGACAAGTGGTCTACAGCGCAACGTCGATGGAACTCCTGTTGCAACCGGGTTTGATCCCATGCAAGGCAACTTGCAGCGCGGCGTTCAGAACTATGCGTTAGGAACGTCATTCGATCCCATGCAGGGTGGCGTCCAGCGGGGCGTGCAGAACTTTGGCTTAAACGCTCAGTTCAACCCGATGACCAGCGATCTGGCCCGAACTGCACAGACAGAAAGCGTGCAGCGGGCTTTGACCACTGGTGACAACCCGGCGTTGCCGCAGTTTGATTCATCGTACAGGGACAATGTGGCGCGTTCGTTGATGGAGCGTATGCAGCCTGTGCATGAGCGCCAGCAGCAGCAGCTTGAGACGCAACTTGCTAACCAAGGCTTTACGGTTGGCTCTGAAGGCTACACGCGGGCATTGGCTGACTTGCAGCAGCGTCAGGCTGCAGAGCGGTTCAACGCACTGGATACGGCTGGCAATGAAGCGCAGCGTTTGTTCAGCATGGGCATGGGAGCGCGGCAGCAGGCGTTCAACGAGGATGTGACTGGCGGGCAGTTTGCCAATCAGGCTGCGCAACAGGCGTTTGGACAGGGCTTGTCTGCTAATCAGTTCCGCAACCAAGCGGCGCAACAGGCATTCAATCAGGCCATGTCAGCGCAGCAAGCTGGTAATCAGGCTCTGGGGCAACAGTTCCAGCAAGGTTTAGCATCTGGACAATTTGGCAACCAAGCCACGCAGCAGGCGTACCAGCAGGCTCTGGGCGCTCGACAGGCAGCGAACCAAGCCCTTGGGCAGCAGTTCCAGCAGGGCGTTACGGCTGGGCAGTTTGGCAATCAGGCAACCCAGCAGGCCTTTAACCAAGCACTTGCAGCGACTCAAGCAGCCAATCAGGCGCAGGGGCAACGCTTCCAGCAGAACTTGGCTGGCGGTCAGTTTGCCAATCAAGCAACCCAGCAAGCGTTTAATCAAGCGGTGGGCGCCAACGAGGCGTTTAACCGCGCTCAGGCGCAGCGGTTTGGGCAGGACTTGTCTGCCAATCAGTTTGCCAATCAGGCGCTGGGCCAGCAGTTCTCTCAGAACATGGCTGCAGGGCAGGCGGGCAATCAGGCTGCAGGGCAGGCTTTTCAGCAAGGTCTTGCATCGGATCAGTTCCGTAATCAGGCTGTCAATCAGGCCTTTCAGCAGAACCTTGGCGCGGCACAGTTTGGCAATCAAGCACAGCAGCAGTTGTTCGGCCAGAACATGGCGCAGGCTGACCTTGCCAACCGTGCTGGGTCACAAGCGTTCCAGCAGGACTTGGCCTCGCAGCAGTTCCGCAATCAGGCATTGGGACAGGCTGGGGCGCTTGATCTGCAACGGTTCAATGCGCAGAACTCTGCGCTGGCCCAGCAGCAGGCTTTGAACCAGCAGTACGCAGCTTTCCAGAACCAGCTGCGCCAGCAGGCTATTGCAGAGCAAATGCAGCGTCGTGGCATGTCTCTGAACGAGATGAACGCGCTGCTGTCTGGTCAGCAGGTCAACATGCCGCAGATGCCATCGTTTGTGTCTGCACAGCGGTCAGAGACGCCTAACATTCTGGGCGCCACTCAGATGGGTTATGACGCCGCGTTGGGCGCTTACAACGCGCAGCAGGCTGCAGGTGCCAACACAATGGGCGGGTTGTTCTCGCTTGGTAGTGCTGCACTGAGCAATCCTGCCTCTGCCGCATTCATGTTCTCTGATAGGCGTTTGAAGCGGAACATTAAGCGCATCGGGACGCACGCCACGGGCGTTGGCATCTACGAATACACGATGCTCGGCTATCCGCAGGTTGGCGTTATGGCTCAGGAACTGCAGGCGGTGCGTCCTGACTTGGTGAAGCGGCATCAGAATGGCTACTTGACTGTCAACTACGCGGAGTTGTGACATGAATGACGACATGATGTTTGAGTACCTGCTTCAGATGGGCGCCATGCGCCCAGAAGAAGTGGAGATGATGCGCAAGCAAAAGCAGATCGACGCGCTGCGCGGTCAGTCAATGGAAGGCCCCCAAGGTCAGATGATCGGCAAACACTATGTGCCGCCCTCTCTGACGCAGTACGCGGCTCAGTTGGGCCAGGGCTACATGGCTGGCAAGGCGCAGAAGGGACAAGACACTGCGATGCGCGGCATGAATGAGACGCAGGGCGCGGCCTTGCGTGCAATGCAAGAGAAACTGCGGCGCAAGCGCATGGGCATGACTGGTGACGGCTCGATGGACACGGCTGACTACGGCGGCGGGCTCTGACATGGCCGAGGAGTTCTACATTGATTCCATGAGGCGGCGGATGCTGCCCATGTCGCTTGGCGTGTCATCTCCTGGCGGTGTGCTGACGCAGAATGTGCAGTCTGCGCCTGCGTTGCCGCTATCAATGCAAAGGCGCAGAGAGCGCGATGCGTTGTTGGCTCAAGAAGATGACATGAGTGCCCTTCAGGCTTACGGACGCCAGCAAGGTGAGTCAGGACAGGCAGCCATGCTGAATGCTCTGGCTGCGCAGTTTGCTGGCGAGCGGTTTGAGCCTGTGCAGACGCAGTTTCTGAGGCGTGCAGCCGCAGCCCAGCAGCCGATGCGTGTAGGCAAGGGCATGGTGACGCCTGATGGGCAGTACATCGTTGACCCAGGCGCCAAGCGCGAGGCGCAGATTGCTCGGCTGTCCGGTGAAATTGAGTTGGCTGATCGGCTTGAGGCTCAGGCTGCAAGTCAGGCTGAGAGGTTGGCAGAGCAGCGGCGTGCGCAGCAGGCAAGCATTGATGCGCGGCGGGAACAGGCAGAAAGAGATGCTGTTTTGCGGCGTGAGATACGTGCATCAGGCGGTGGCGCACAGCCTTACTTTCAGCCTGTGCAGACTGCTCAGGGCGTCATGGCGTTCAACTCTCGCACGGGGCGCATGGAGCCGATTGCTGGCGCTAATGGTCAGCCTGTTATTGGCGCGGCGGCTGATCCAACATTGCAGGGCCGCATTGCTGGCGCCAAGACAACTGCAACCGAAACCGCCAAGCAAGGCGCAGAAGCAGTCGCCGCAGGCAAGACAGGCGACAAACTGCTGACTGCACTGACGCAAGCAGAAGGCATCCTCAAGTCAGGCCCAACTGGTAGCGGAGCAGGCGCAGTTCTTGATGCTGCAGGCCGCGCTGTAGGCGTCAGCAGAGACGCCGCAGTCAAGGCTGGTCAGCTTGAAACGCTGTCAGGCTGGCTGGTTGCCAACGTGCCGCGTATGGAAGGCCCGCAGTCGAACTTCGATGTGCAGGTTTACACCACAATGGCGGGCAAGGTTGGTGACAGGACTGTGCCTGTGCGCGAGCGACTTGCGGCCTTGGATGAACTGCGCAAACTGCAGACCAAATACAAGAGTCTGAATCAGGGCGCGGCTGCAAGCGGATCAGTGCCAGCCGGGGTGGACCCAAAAGTCTGGGCCGTAATGACTCCTGAGGAGCGTGCGTTATGGAACTGACGCTTGAGCAGAAGCGAGCCCTTGCGCTGGCAAACGCTCGCTTGCGGGCTCAAGCAGAGCCAGAAGCGGCGCCGACTCCTGCACCTGCACCCACTCCCACACGCCGCGAACTGATTGCTCAGGAAGCCAGAGACTTTGTGCGTCCGATTGGCAACCTTGCTGCGGGCGCTCTGCGTGGTGCTGGGTCCATCGGTGCAACGCTGCTGACGCCTTACGACTTGCTTGCAGGCAACACCAAGTCCATTGGCAACCCGGAGCGCAGGCAGGCAATGGATGAGGGCTTGCGCTCACTGGGCGCTGATCCTGAGTCCATGCTGTATCAAGGCGGCAAGATTGCGGGAGAGATTGCAGGCACTGCTGGCGTGGGCACTCCCATTGCTGCTGGTGCCCGTGCTGCAGGCGCTCCGCAGATGCTTGTACGCGCTCTGCGCACTGGCGGCATGGCTCCAGGCTCAATGGCTGCGCGTACTGCAGGCGGTGCCGTGACAGGCGGCGCAGCGGGTGCATTGGTCAACCCAGAAGACACGCTGACCAGCGCAGCCATTGGTGGCGCGTTGCCGGGTGCTGGCAAGGTGCTGAAGGGCGCAGTTGCTGCTGGCAGAGAGATGGTTGGCGCTACCACTGGCGCAGGCAGCGAGGCTCTGCGCGGAGCGTATGCAGCAGGCAGGGCAGGCGGGACTGAAGCCAAGGCCTTCCGCGAGAACATGCGTGGCAATGCCAACATGATGGATGTTCTGGATGACGCCAAGGCGAACCTTGAGACGATTAGGCAGAACAGGTCTGCGCAGTACCGTCAGAACATGGGTTCTGTAACGTCTGATAAGACGGTGCTTGACCTTGATCCAGTCAACAAGGCTGTGCAGGACTCTGTTGATCGGTTCACGTTCAAAGGTCAGGCCCGCAACCCGCAGGTTTTGGACGCTCTGCAGAAGGTTGGCGATGAGGTCAACGCATGGCGCCAACTTGACCCGGCTCAGTTCCATACGCCAGAGGGCCTAGACGCGCTGAAGCAGCGTATTGGGGCTATCAAGAGTGCGGCCCCGCTTGAGGCGCGTGATGTCCGCGCTGCAGTGGACAATGTGTACAACAGCGTCAAACGCCAGATTGAGGCTCAAGCCCCAACCTATGCCAAGACGATGAAGGAATACACAGAAGCGTCCGACTTGATTGATGAAATCACTCGCACACTGTCGCTTGGTGACCGCGCTACTGCTGACACTGCGATGCGTAAACTTCAGTCAATCATGCGCAACAACGTCAACACTAACTATGGCGCTCGCGCTCAGTTGATGGATGAACTGGAGCAGCAAGGCGGGCGTCAGTTGCGTCCTGCGCTCGCCGGTCAGGCGCTTAACGAATTCATGCCGCGTGGCATTCAGCGCGGCGTCAGCGGGTTGTCTGCGATTGGCGCTGGCTCACTTGGTGGCATCCCTGCAGCGGTTGGCACAGCAGCTGTGTCCTCACCGCGTCTGATGGGTGAAGCCGCATTCTTGGCGGGTCAGGCAGACCCCTACATCGAGGCGCTTAGGCGCAGTCTGTATCGCGCAGCGCCTGTGCTTGGCGCTCAGTAATTTAAGGAGTACACGATGCCCCGCAACGGTTCCGGCACATTTAACTTGGTCAGCGGCAACCCCGTTGTCACTGGCACCACCATTGAGTCCAACTGGGCTAACACCACGCTCAGTGACATTGCCACCACGCTGACTGATTCGCTGTCGCGCTCAGGCCAAGGCGGCATGACGGCTGCGCTTCGCATTGCAGACGGCTCGCAGGGTGCGCCTGGGGTTGGGTTTGCCAATGAGACGGGCTCAGGCTTCTACCGCGCTGGCACTGGCGAGGTGTGGGCGGTTGTGCAGGG